CTTGATTCAACAACCAACCAGCAAACAGAGTGGTAAGATAAGTCATTACACTCTGCAAAGTAAATTGCACTTTCGGTGCAATTGCCGCAATTGGTTTCGATAATGCAGACTGTATCTTCCTCTCAATTAAACTTTCTTTTCCTTCTCGAAGTTTTTGTTCTGCTAATATTCTTTCTTGGTTTATTTCTTGTTGAGATTTAAGATTCTCGAGTTGAGAATTTTGTGAAAGCAAATTCGAGATTGTCAATAAATTATTATTAATCAGAATCATCTGACCACTAATTCGTGATATTGAATTAGTGACGTTCTGCAAAGCAACTTGATTCTGCTCTAAAACCGAAGCAGTTTCTCTATCTGATGCTTGTGCAATCTGATTAGCAAGTGAGCTGCTCAAGTATGGGCGACCTAATGCGGAAGACGCTGATACTGTTCTTCTAGCCCCACTTAGTCCACCCGCTAAGGGTGATTGCATCTCAGCCATTTGCTCTTTGTTTTAGTGTTTCTTCCTCAATATATTGTTGGAGAAGAGAAAGATATACTTCCTTTTCCCAAGGTATCATATTTTCTAGTTCTGTCAAAGAATATTTATGATGTTGCATAAGGGCAAAATTAACCTTAAAGTATGACTCTAGATTAGTATGAGCCATACTTACGCGAAAAAAGATGTCAGACCCTCAAGAACAACTTCACTTTCAACACCAGTATTTGGATTTTTGATTTTAATTTTATGAGACAGTTTTGGCATCGTGTCAAAGAATTTTTCAATTTCCTTGAACTGTTTGGAACTTAGTTGCTCCAAAAATTCTTTCAATTCTTTTTTAGTACAATCAGAAGCACTCCACGACTCCTCTTCATTATATACTTGTTCGATACAAGAACAAATCAAATCAAAAGTATCATCAACACCAATTTCTTCCGAAGAACTAAAATTAGATTTGATGAATTCACTCATAGAAGGATATTTCATCCTGAGAGTCATGTCATTACCAAGTGAAATGTCCTTACTATGTTCTTCAGAAATCTGTACGTGAATATCGTCAAGATTAATTACGGTTGGTACTTGTGTCAAATTATCATCAGGACAAGTAATCAAAACCTCAACATCTTCTCCAACAGATTTACCACGAATGTTTAAGAACAGATACTCAATATCAAAAGTAGATAGTTGATCTACCTTTACACCTCTGGTTAGAATGCAACTTGAAATTACATCCTTTACAGCATTAGCGATATGCTTACTATCCTCAGTTTCCATCGCTATGATGAGGATTTTTTCTTCCTTTACTAGGAATGGTCTATACTTAATTTTCTTCCCACTAGAAGGAATTTCCAACTCATATGTTGGTGTAGATATTTTTGGTAAAGGCATAACAACCCAAAAAGTTCAGTTAAGATTATTTATTATTGTCCCAGAGGGTTCTCAATTAAGTTTCTACCAGCATCCGTGAGTATTTGATTGGTAGAATCCGAATATGTTGGATTGATAAATGCTCTACTTGCTTCGTAGTTTGCAAAGTCATTATTAACACTTCCAGAATTCTCATTTGATTCTATGTTACCATAGTTTCCTCTATACAAGGAATAACTATCATACCTTCCAGCAATATATCTATCAACATTGAATGTCACTGTGGCTTTCAATATCTCAGAGTTTCCATAATTGACAGGAATAGAATTCATAGAAACTGGGAACATTCCATAGAAAGTATATTCTATAGCATTATCATAATCCCTGTCAAACTTGATTAATTTAGTCTGATTACACTTATAGTCATCTGGATATACCATTCTGAAGTAATATCCATCTTGTGCTTGCGATTCACCAGATCCACTAGAAATAAACTCCATCCAGTGCTCAAAGAATTTTATAGTTTTATATTGATAGTCAACATAAAATTCTAATTGAATTTCTGTAAATGCTCTTGTATGTGCCATCTTTTCAGAGACACCCATAAAGTTTCCAACGATATCTGCCGTTGCAAGAGAACTTCCAGGTATCACAGCAGCACTGCAAAGAAGTCCTGAAGTTTCAGTAATAAAACGATATCCAACTCCTCTCACATTTAAATGTTGTCTTAGTGGTGTAGGTAACCCACCAAAAGACAACTCATAATGAGAAGTTTGTGCGAGTCTAGTTAGAGTTGGTTTGAAATCTGATATCTTTCTTGGTCTAGGTGCTGGCACTCTAAAT